CATTAGTAGAATATTATACCGTTCATTTTAGTAGCTATATCCGTATCAGGCATTGAGCTATCTCCATCGTGTCCGTACAAAGGGTAATCATTTAATTGGTCATCGTGAGTGATATAAGCAATCATATCATCCAACAATACCTTAGCCTTTCTAAATGTGTCGCTTTTCATTTGATTGAACTGCTCTACATTTGCAGGTGTGCTAAAGTCAGAAACATTAACAACTAATCCTGCTGAAGTTGTATTGTATTGTATCTCGTTCATAACCTCAAACCTAACAAACCAACATAGTGCAGGTTTTAGGTAGTGTGTTAACAAATCAGAGTTAGCAGTTGTCAAAGTACCGTTATGGTGTTGTGTCTTTAACTCCTCAAACATATCTAATCCAAGCTCAGGCTTAATGTGTGCAAGTTCAGCAATTTCAAGTATAGCATCACTTATCAAAGCAGTATCTGTTGCCTGATTAGTAAATGAAGTTGATATAACTTCTGATGCTGTTACAAACTTGTTGTATTGTCTTACATTTGCCATATTAGTCTTGTGTTTCGTTTCGTTCTACTCTAATTGTCTGTCTGTCTGATAAGAGCATATGACCATCCTCAATATCTTCTAAGTCTTTATTAAGCATTGCTCTTTGCTCATTGATAGTCAATACTTGCTTAGGGTCAATGTCCGACAGGAATGAAATAGGTGGCTCGTAAGCAACTGTTAGGTCATCCGTATCAATTCCTACCTCAGCAGCAATAACTCTCTTTATAGGGTCTAATAAGATGTTAGTAGTATCTCTAATAACAGTTGACATAGCTAAGTCATAAGCTATTCTAATCTCACTACCCGTATTGTTCATCTTTCCTGATGATACGATACCACTCAAGGCGGGTTGCCATCTGTGAGCAGTAATTATGTTTTGGTCAGTTAACTTCTGTAAATCTAGGAAATCACCATCTTCCTTGTTGCTTATAATCTGAACGTCAGTACCTCTACTGTCCTCACCGTTCTTTACAAGGAATAATATCTTTGAGTTGTTACCACTACCTGTTAATGTGTCTTTGGCGGTTTCAACAAACTTCTCTGCTTCTGCTTCACCAAAATCACCGTTAACGGTAACAATAGCAGAAGGACTAAATCCGTTCTTAAATGATGTGTGATTAAATTTACCAATCTCATAGTCTATTGCTATGTGTTCTAATGCAGCTACATAGTCAGGTAATCCGTAAAAGTTAAATGTACTTTCGTAATCCTTATAATGTATGATAAATCTATTAGCTGATACTTGCGGATAGATTGGTATTCTTTGTGTCTTTTGGTTTTTCTTATGGTTTTCCCAATCAGGATTGAAGAAAACGTGCTTCTTGTTTTTAGCTAATCTAGCTGTTGAAGCATCTTTATGATAGAAGTTTACACCACCTTCATATACAACACCCTCTAGGTATGCGTTACCATAAGTATAATAATCGTCTGCTAGTTTTTTAAAGCAGTCCTTTAAACTTTCTCCGTTAGCATTAACATCTTCTATGAAATCAGCTAATGATTCGTTAGAAGTCAAGAAACCACCACCCGTAGTGAATGTAGTTTTCTGTGCTAATACAGAACGATGTGTAGAAGATTGTCTTTTTAACTCAGCTAGATATTGTGGAAATAGATTGTCTTTTCCAAAAGGAATCCAATCTTCTCTTAATCTGTCTAAGTCTTTAACCTCAGTATCTACCGTAGGAGTAGATAGGTTTACAAAAGCATATTTAGTGTTAAAACTACTCTTTGTCTGAGTTGTCTTTAACTGATTCTTCTTGTGCTTTTGCTTTGGTTTTCTTTGGTTTTGCATCTTCTTTGCTTACAAAATTAGTAAATCCCAAGTCATAAACCTTTTTTAGTTCTGCTTGAGTTGCCTTAGACCAACTTACTTTGAATCCATCAAAAAAAGTTGTTCCTTTGTTTAGTTTAGATTTATACATATTGCAAGTATAATAAAAAAAGAAGGAAAGGGCAAATCGCCCTAACCCATCCTTTTTAGTTAATATTAAGCTACTGTTGCTGTTCCGACTGATGTATCAAGTGTCATTGCACTTGAACAAACTCTTGGAAGCTCACCTGCTGAACAAGTGATTGTTACGGTTACACCGTTCTCATCACCTAAAGCAGCACCCGTTCCACCTTCAATAGATGAAACTCTTGCATACATTTGAATGTTACCTACTGCACTATCCTCTAAGGCGTACGCTTCAGAAACACCTAATACATATTTACCACCATTATAATCTTGACAGTAAACAACTAAATTTTCATTTAGTAATGTTTCTAAGTTGCTCAAGTGAATAGTTGAAATGCTAGGAACGTAAAAAGATACTGTGTGTTCAAACATTATAGTACCACCTTCTTTAGTACCTGCTGTACTAAGAGAACCTGTCCCCTGCTTTAAATCAAACAACTGAAATACGTCATTAGAAGCCAAAGCAACGCTGTGGTCATCAGCAGCTACATCAAACGTAACATTACCTAAATCACCTCTTAACATCAAACCTACATACTGCAAACCACCTCTGATTTCTAAATCGCTGTGTGCTATACTTAAATTTTCGATTGCCATTTTCTTGTGTTATTAAAAGTTAAAAATTAAGGGGGAGTGTTTCATCCCCCGTTAATTAAATTGAATTATACAGCTATTGCATTAGGAGTGTAATATACAGCTAGTTTAGCATCTTTTAATGCTACACCTACCATATAAGATACTCTAAATCTGTAAGCCTTGTTATCCATAGAATACCATTGCTCAACAGAGTTCTCATCGAAGTCAGTACCTACAACAAAAGCATCTTTTGTAGTTAATAAAGCTCTGTGAGTTTCGTTAGCAGAAGTACAACCGTTGATTTCTGAAGCATCAGAAGCGATTGCTACATCCCAATCTCTACGAACGATGATAGGAATACCTCTGTAAGTTAACTGAGGAACACCGTTTACTAAAGCACCGTAACCTGCTGCTGCAAAGTTAGAAGATTCTAAAGTAGAAGCCATATAGTCATCAGCGATATCACCTGATACGAAGAAAACGTGATTTCCTGCTTCTAATAACTCAGCAGAAGCTGAATCATAAAGACCTTGCATAATTTTAAGACCATTACCCGCTACTAAAGCAACATCATCATCTTGTGTACTTAAACCTGCATATTCTCTTGTTAATGCAGTTGCACTTGCTTCTGCTGCTGCTTGGAAGATACCATCATAGATACCGTAATGAGCATCAGCTTCAGCAACATCTGATAACCATAATTGACGGTTGAAGTCAGCTTTAACACCTTGTCCGATTAAGTCAAGAAGGATGTTTTTAACAACAGTTCCGTCAATGTTATCGAAGTCGTGCTGACCTCTCATTAATTGACCTTTCATTTTATTGAAAAGCTCGTTTGCTCTAAACTCAACCTCAGCTTCTACACGAGAAGGAGTGATTGTGATTGTAGCACCTTTATCTGCATCAGCTTCAGCAGAGAAAGCACCGTTAGTGAAAGCCTTAGTAATCTTTCCTAGTTGGTTAAACTTGTCTATTACAGTAGTACCTTTAATATTAGGTAATACTTCCATATATTGCATATAGTCCTGACCCATAAAGATAGGTTGGATAATGCTTCTGTTTACATCATACTGCTCAACAGTTGGTAAACTTGTTAATTGTATTGCCATTTTTTATTATTTTATTATTTTAAAATTGATTTAGCAAAAGCATCCCATTTGTTTACCACAACATCATTTTCGTTGATTGCAGGGTCAGAATCAGCTTCTACGTTAGTTTCAGTAGCTTCTAATTTCGCTAGTTTAGCTTCCATATCAGCAACCTTGTTTTCTAAGTTAGCGATAACGCTCTCTTTTTCTCCAACAAGACCTGCTAATTCTTCTTTTTCTTCTACTAGAGAGTTAGCGTTTTCCTCAAGCTCTTCGAACTTGTTAACGATAACCTCATTATCTGAAATAGAAATAGAAACTTCTTCAGCAGGAGTAGAAACTTCCTCTCCTTTAACAGCGTTTAAGATTTCCTCTTTAACACCGTTGAACCAAGTTTTTAATTCTTCGGTCATTTTAATTGATTTTTTGTTAGTAATTAATTCTAATTTATCCTTAACTTCTTTCTCGTTTACGTTTGTAAACTTAGATAAGTCAAAAGATGCTGCAACTTTCATAGGCTCTGTAATTGTATCTATAAAGCCATAGTCCATTGCTTCTTGACTAGACAACCAAGTTTCTTTATCCATCATATCAGAAAGAGTTTCAAACGAAAGGTTTGACTTCTTAGAATATATTTCGATAATTTCATTTTTTATCTTGTCAAGTAAATCAGCAGTCTTACGCATATCTCCTGCTTCACCTGCCGATTGTCCGAAAGGATTGTGTATCATAAAGAATCCGTTTTCTGACATCTCAATGTTATCTCCTGCCATAGCAATGACAGTTGATATAGATGCAGCTAAACCTTCAATCTTAATGTTTACATATCCATTGTGAGAACGTAAAGTATTGTAAATAGCTAAACCATCAAATACGCTACCACCAACAGAGTTGATGCGTAATGTGATGTCAGCAGTTCCAACAGCCTTTACTTCTTCTATAAAGTTTTTAGCAGATGTTCCGTAATCACCTATCTCATCATAGATAGATATTTCTACGTTGTTATCCGCCTTATTTTCTATTGAATACCATTTGTTCATTTTGCAAATTTAATTATTAATAGTTAATATCTTTCGCAGAAATGGTCAAAACTACCTAATGTTGTAATCCTTGTTGTATTTACGCTTGTGCTTATAGATTATATTCTGTATAGTTCTCTCTGACACATCATACTTAATAGATATATCCATATACGTATAAGTATAGTTGTTGTCATTCTCCAAGAGTATTCTGTCAAAATCTCTTATTATCATATAATCCCTTAGCTTTCTAGGCTCTATAAGACCTTTCTCTGACAGATGATTCAGGACATTCTTTATTCCTGCTTCCTCAGAGTATCGTGCTTTGACTTCATTGTATATGATGTCTATGAACTCATCAACAATATCAGCACTATTCTGTCTTATCATATGCAAATATATTAAAAAGTAGCCTGACTTTCAATAGCAGATATTCTATTCTGCACTTCTGTCATATCACTTTCTACGATTACAACCTTAGAACTTCCCATTCCTCCGCTTATTAATTGTTGTGCAGACCTTAGTTCACCACCCATCGCAAACTTCTCTCCACTATTGAGTAAACCACCATCAGCGAACTTAACGCCATTACCATTGTAACTGTTTATTGCTGATAGCATTGGTCTAAACATACTTGTTGAACGTTTGTTGATAATTGCTTCACCACCTTCTGCTTCGTGTATTCTACCACCAACTCTAAATTTAACACCGCCATTAGCGTGTGATGCACCCTGAAACATACCACCTTTTGTAAGACCACCTTGCTCGTAATAAACACCGCCCTGATTAGCAACAGTTTCACCGCTTTGACCTCCACCGCCACCAATCAATGACTTTATATTAACTATAACAGAAGCTACCTGTGCAGCAGTAGCAGCCATAGCTATTATGTTTTCAGGAAATAAAAGTTTTGCTTGAGCAGCAATACCTGAACTTGAATCAATCAATCCTTTTATACCTTCTGCAACAGCAGCAGCTTGTGTTATTTTAATACCTAAAGCTCTTATCCTACTATTTTTACCTTCTTGCTCACCAATTTGCATTAACAGTTTACCTGTTTCTTTCATTTGTTGAATACGGTCAATCTCTGCATCTTTTTCATCTTTTAGTTGCTGCATTTTAACATTGTGAAGCATATCAGTCAACTTCATTTTTTCCTCAGTTGTTAAAATATCTAAAGCTAATCCCTCAGACAAAAACTCTGCTTGTTTTTCTAAAAGCAAATTATTATACTGCTCTCTTGTTGTAATCTCACCATCTAAAAACTTTTGTTGTAAATTAAATATTTCTTCAGCTAAAATTTCTTGAGTTGCCAAAATAATATCACTTGCATTTTTAGCTTGTTGTTTAGAATCAGCATCACCCGCAGGTGTGCCTTCTGTTCCTGTTGT